TCTTAATTTACATGGTTACAAAACAAAGATTGTAACGCTGAATGACTTACATGTGTTTTGTATACCTCTTAATTTACATGGTTACAAAACAAAGATTGTAACGCTGAATGACTTACATGTGTTTTGTATACCTCTTAATTTACATGGTTACAAAACAGTAGGTATTTATGATAATCTGGTAATTTGTTTTGTATACCTATTAATTTACATTTTGTAATAAACAACATTTTTATTTAAATCTCAATCAATCATATCTATCATCACCTCACAATCATTACTTCCATTTTTCATTATCATTTATTCCAGAAATTCAACTTATACTTCCTTGTAGAATGGGCAACTTATTTTAAATATTATTGTCTTTCCATATTCATGCCCTTCTACATTACTTTTGAATTTATCATGACGTTTCTTATAATCACATCAGTTATCTTTTGTACATTTTTTGCAATCATATTTTTTAACAACCAAATTACTCATTTTTTATTCTCCTTTTATAAAGTTAATTTTCCAATAAAACTCCAATTTAATCTTCATTGACACCAAGAAATTCTTTAAATAATCTAAGCATTTCATTCTCTTCCGGAAAGAAAATATCAATTTTCTTTACTGCGCACCATCTTTGAAAATTACTCATTAACTGTCCAAATCTCCAGTCTGTGGCATTACTTTTCCATATTGCAGCTAATTCATTACAAAATTTATCAATTCTATTTGGATCTCTCATAATTTGTCTCTCCTATTTCCCTAAAATCATTAAAATAATCGCAAGTGCCAAAAATACATGAGCGGTTAAAGAATAAGCTCCTCTAAGCATTGTGGCATCTTTTTTTGTGTGTACTGCTATATAAAACATAACAAAACCAATCATTGTGCAAGCTATGGCTCTCATCTTCTACCTCCAAAAAACATTCCATCCATTAGCATAAATGCCAACGGTACCACCATCGTAGTTAAACAATAATATTGCTTTGTGGCTGCTACAGATATTGCGGTAACAATACTGCAACAGATCCACATCATTATGTATACAATTGCTCTATTCTTCCTCATATCAAACCTTCTTTAAATATTTTAGAAAAATAACCATATATCTTTTTATCAAATTCTCTTGCTTCTAATAATGTTTCCAGTTGATCATCGGATAACTTTGCATACATTTTTAATTCATCAATTATCTTCTGCTGATTTTCTATTTCATCATTTTTAGAATCAAGTTCTTTTTGTATACTATGTAATTTATCGTATAATTCAAATTTTACTAAATTCAGTTCACGATTTAATTCTCTGATTTGTTTTCTAAACTCAGCTCTTTCTTTTTCAAATGCTTTATCTTTTGCAGATAATTGTTTCTTCATACTAAATCGTCCTCGTTTGGAATCTGGAACACCTGGTCCTGATAATAGATAATCTTTGGTGGTTCGCCATCAATAATTTCAGCACTCCGCTTCTCTTGCACTCTATTTTCAAGCAGCATAAGAACCCTATCTATACTTTCCTGTTTACTAAAACTTCCGGCAGGAATCTTATCAAAGTACAACACATATTTCTGTTTACCACCTTCAGTTTTTCTTTCTGAATAAACATCTGTTACATTAGCCAGATTAATAAATCTTTTTCCGCTCTGTGCTTTTACAAACATATTCATTCTCCTTTCTTAACTCCATATCTTTTGTCTTTAATTTCTCTTGATGCACAAATGAATTTTGAGTATTCATCGTAGTCTGTGAACTGCTACGAAGCTAAAGACTTAGTGGATTTCTGTTCATTTTATTTTAAATTCCCTGCTCAATGCATCACATCCTTTCAAATTGATTTATTAAGTCATCTGTTAACTCATTCGTGTATTTAATATTAATATTCTGAGGATTCTGTATATTCTCTGACACTGCAACCATTCGTTCATATAATTTAGAGGACGTATTATTAGATATGATCATTTGTACAACGGCTAACTCATTTTTAATTTGCCTTCTTTTTTTCCTTATCTTAGATAATTTCATTCTCTCCTTATATGCCATAGATGCGTTTGGATGCTCATTACTCTCAATAACATGTAAGAAAACATCCTGTGCCTGGTCTATTAGACTTAATTTCTTATAAAGATACTCCATCCGCTCTCTGGCTTCCTCTTTAATTCCATTACAGCTATGTAACTTTTTGAGCCAATTATCTATGTTGTTGTTATGATCTTCTTCTTTGATAATTGGTTTATTCTCAATTTTTTCCTCTTGCTTTACTTCTGGTTTCGCTTCTTCAATCAGATTTTCTTTTAGTTCCGTATAACATCCGGTTTTCTTAGCATGTTCTGCAGCTCTTTGAAGTATCTGCTCTTGCTTAATTTCGCATTCCGTTTTTCCTTCAATCAGAGGCTCAATTTCAAACTTATACTTCTTCAGACTGTTTGGAGGATTTTTAATAAGATTTTTTGCTTTTTGCTCTTCAAAAGTTTTTGCACATATTTTGGGACCAAGTTTTATTTTGCTTTTTCTATCAAAATGAACATATTGATCACCACATCTAATTAAACAACTCACATATTCTCACCTGCCTTATTTGAACCTCTCACGACTAAAGTCACGAGTATTCTTGTTTGAAGCGCAATAAAAATAGAGTGCCAAGTTTATTACCTGACACTCTAATCTTCTTATTTAATATTTAATTTAATCTCATTTTCTATTCTGTCTTCTCTGTTTCTGTTTTTCTTTTCGAATTCTGTTTTTAGCTTTCTGATTTTTACGAATCTGTTCTGCCTTTTCTAATTCTGCATCCTCCTGTAAAAATGTCTGCACCATATTTTTAAGATATTTTACGTATTTATCAAGTGCAATACCGGCATTTTTATGTAATAAATATTTTGCAGTTATTTTTGCTTCAAAAGAACTCATATCAGACTCAAACGGAAAACTAAATCTTTTATAAATTGCCTTGGCAGCAATAATATTGAATGCTACACTTGGATCATACTTATCATTAGCAATTGGTTTTGCTTTAATTTTTCCAACAACATCGCCAAAGTCAATTACAATTGTACTTGTTGTTGAATCGTAATAAACTTTTTTAGGAACTAAAGTTTGTTCGTTCCATCTGTAAATCCAATTCTTGCATTTAATACATTTCTTTTACTTTCGTATTTCTCTTTGATCTGCTGCTCCAATGGTTTCTTTTCACATTTATCTTTCTGCATAGTTTTATCCTCACTTTTTTTAATCTCGAAACGCTCTAATTCGTTAAGTCTTTTCAAATATTTTGCATTTATTTTCTGTCCATAACCATCTGGACAAGTCCCAAAACAAGTATGTCCATTAATATCTCTACCAAAATTAACTCCATAGACCTCTACACCACTTACTATACAATCATTGCAAATAGTTCCAATATTTCCATAAAGTTCAGTCTCTACCTCTTCTGAAATTTCTGGATCTTTTATTTCGTAATTAAACGCAGTTACAACTACTTCATCTCCAAGTTTAAATTTTCCCATAAAATTCTCCTTTTCTTTTATAATCCGTAATCTTCCAGATCAATATACTTCAGCGAATCCACTACCCTCTGGTTCAAAAACCAGTTGGTCCAAGGATTGTCTGCCCAATATTTTGCATCATAAACTTCTTTATTCCATTTATATACATTTTGAATTACATTTGCCTTGGAAACATCTTCATATTCACTTGAAATAATCTGACATTGCTTTATAAGTGATTCATACTCAATTTGCTTTGAATGTACTTTCTTTTCGGTGTTACACTGTTCTATAGCTATAGTTGGAATACAAAGAACTAAGCCGGTTATTGATAGGATTATTAGTACTGCACATATAATATCAATATAGATTTCAGAACTTTTTTTATATGCAATAAGAACAAAAGCAATAAGTAACATAATGACCAATATTAATATAATAATCATAATTTAATATCCTTTCCGTTTTATTCTTCACAATATCCTTGATATCCTGTGTAATAGTCCTTTTTACAATCTTCACAGGTATAACCTAAGTGATCTTTCATAAATTCACAACCATTACAGGCACAAGCTTCACATATCATATTTTTTGCACATTTAGGAATATCAAGATGAAAATCCTTACAATATTTGAATAAATCAATTATGCCAGAAATTTGAAATGTATTATGGTAAACAAATTCTTTAAGCTCTGTTCCTATAGATGGTATAGAAGGTATATTAGACCAATTTTCACTCTCAATTTTTCTTATTATCTTATTTAATGGAAGATAATATTTTTGGCACCTTTTTTTATATATTCTCTCCCATTTTCTATCTAAAAGGTCTTCTTGTAATTTTCTGCAATAATCTATATCGTCTTGTAGTTTATAAAAATCATTTTCTTCACCAGGCTCTAAAATCATTCCACATTCTCCCACTTACATAGCACAGATTTTCCTGTGCTCAGTTCATCAAGTTCACTTTTCTTAATATAATTCCAAGCATAATACTTCTTACCGCAAATCAAACACTCCATAGTCTCAAGTCTCATAGGAAAACCACTTTGATCAAACTGGATTACGTTCGATTTTGCGACAATTACACTTTTGGGATGTCTACAAAATATAGCCATATTTATCACCACCTACCTTACGCTGTCTTATTTTCTTTGTATGTCAAATATGAATTGAAATCTTCTTTCATATCATTGAGAAGTTTCTGAACATCATTATCTGGTTTTGTACACTGGAAAGCGTAATCTTTAAACCAATTAAGAGCATCTGTATTTGTATCGTTATCATATGTATATTTTACAAATCCTACCATTGCAGGAACGTATTTTGCCTTGAGAAGTGTAGTACCGGCTGGAAGCTCCAAACTCCATTCATTAACTTCATCCAGGTACAGGTCTACATCCTCAATGTTATCTTCTGTATATTCATCAGCAGTAATAAATTCCTGAATTGCCTTATCAGAAAAATCTGTCTTCCCACATACTGTCATAAGTGTCTGTGCAGCAATACGATCAATATCACTTCCCATTGGAATGCCAAGCGCTTCCATTAACTCTGTATTCTCAAATTTTGTTGCAAATGCATCAAATCTGTCTGTAGTATCAAAAGATTCAACAATATCTTCCTTATTAATAGAGAAGAAATCCATCATAAGAGATTCAAGATACTCTAATTTGCCAAAGATTGTATTTCTGTTCTTTGTAGATTTATTTCCCTTAATTTCATCGAAAGATTCTCCATTAATTTTGGTTTCTCTTAACCCACCAATAAATGCCTCTAAAAACTCTTTAAACTTAGAATCATCCATTTCAAGTTTTGAGAATTTATCGAATAAAGCAATCCACATTGGCGCATCTTTTTTTTCAAAAAGTTTTGAAAGTTCATCGTTGTCTTCAACTAATGCATACATTCTTCCAAGATAGTTATCGAGAAGATTAAACTGTTCTTTTTCACCATTTGTTTCCACATATAAAGCATTTTTCTCTGCATTACTTTTCCATTCATCTTTAAAAAAGATAATCATTACAGTATCAAGCATTACTCTCTCTGGATCACTGTTCTTTTCAGAAGCTCCATGATAACACGGAAGCTCTTTAAAGAATGGATTGGAACTCATAATTTCTTTTGTCCATTTTGCAGTCTGTTCCATATATGTAACGGATTTCTGATTTTTATTCATACTCTTCTGATTGTTATATCTTCGAATATGATAACCCATTCTACTTTCTGTACAGTTTGAATGCTCTACATAAATTACTTTGTAATTATTAAATCTTTCCTTAAGCTCCATAGGAAGATCTTTATAACGTTTTCCACGAAGATCAAACTCTAACTCTTCCATAATTGGATAGCCATCTTCATCTTTAACTACATTTCCGTTTTCATCCTTTTTTGCTGACTCGTATGGAACAATGTAATTTTCAAGATTTTTCCCAAGAGCAAACACATTATTATAGAAATTATTCCATGTTTCAAATCTGTTTCCACCATCTACAATCCACTTTTGAGATGGTTTGCCTTCTCGAATTTCTTCACAGATTTTTACTGGATCAATATCTTCACCTTGTACAGTTGTTACAATTGCCTGGTCACGAATCTGATTATTCCACTGAGTAGATTTTCTCTGCAGCCAAAAGTCTCTTCTAATTTCACCTCTATCCAACTTACCAAGAAGAGTCTTAAGAAATTTCTGATCTCTTACCATTTTTTCGTTTTTGTTTGGTCTGATACATAACATAATTAGTCTTCCTCCAATGCTAATCTAAATTCTGAAGTTCTCATATCGGTTACATAATCAAAATACTGTTTGTTAGTAAGTTGCAATCTCTCTTGAATCTCATTTGGTTTATAACCATCAATCATCAGAGAAACTATTTTCTTTTGTGTTTTATTGAGTTTGTTAATACATGCTTCTAATTTTGATGCTTTTTTATTCGAAAAAATAATGTCTTCAACAGATTTACCACCTTTGATAATATCTGCATATGTAGAGTCTGAATTTTCCTTTATCTTGTCATCTATATTGACAAATTTTACTTTCACGCTTTTTTTGACTTTTTCGCCATTTTCATCACGTTTTTCAGGGTCCCAATTTCCATCACCACCACGTTTAAGAGAATTAATTCCATAAATATAGCTGATAAATTTCTTTTGCATATACGGATAAACATATGCTCTAAATGGTCCTGTAGTTGGATCATAAGACTCCAGGCAAAATGTGATAATATATCCTGCTAAAGATTCAAAATCATCTCTGTAATAATCTGGAATATCGTTCCAAATTATATGAAGTATCTGGTTACAAATTTTTTTAAGTTCCTTTCCCTTGTCCTTGTAGAAAAAGTCAACTATGTCATTTACTTCATCTTCTGTAAGTTTCTCATTTTTACTCCATTTCTCTGCTCCCATAATCCTATTCTCCTTTTGATATTCAATTTTGCGTACACT